TGCGTTCAGAGATAGGTTTGTGTGGGCTACTGGCTCAGTCGGTGGTTATGCTGGCTTATATCGAATTGATTTAAGTAATCAACTTGAACCTTTGCGCTTTGCTTATGCAACAGACGCCTACCTTGATGGTGTTACTGGCTATGCTACTAGCGTAGATTTTGTAGGAAACACCGACCAGATTGCATTTACAACTTCTGGAAGCAACGGCATCGCTATTCAATCGGCAACAGTGCTTGCACCCACAGGATATCTAACTACTGGTAACATTCGTTACGGAACGCTAGAGCCTAAAAACTATAAGCGTCTTCTTGCACGCGGTGACTTTACCTATGGTTCAGTTATACTTGAGACTGTAGATAAAGACGGCGTTGAGTATGACCACATTACTTATAGCGGTGAAGTTGAACCTGTAGAAGTTACTACAACTCAACCAGAAGTTGCACAAGAATATGTAGCGTATAAGTTTGCTTTTACTCGCCACGCTGCTGATACCACTAAGGGTCCAAACTTTAAGGGATACCAGGCAAAGGCTACAATTGCTACACCACGTCAACGCGTGATTCAATTTTATGTTTACAACATGGACACAGAAACAGACCGATACAATGTAGAGTTTGGCTATAGCGGAAGAGCAATCGACCGACTTGATGCACTTGAAAATATTGAGCAATCTGGAGATATTGTTACTTGGCAAGACTTAAACACACAAGAGACTCGTCGAGTGCAAATCGAAAGTATTCAATACATCAGAGTCACTCCACCAGATAAAGAATCTACTGGTGATGGTGGTATTCTACAGATAACGGTTAGGACAGTATAATGACAACTTCCAATTGGGCTTCGCTTATCGTTGCCATAATTGCTATCGTAACAGCATTCGCTGGGTCGGTAAGATGGCTTGTTAAGCACTACTTGTATGAGTTGAAACCCAATTCAGGAACTTCGCTAAAAGACTCTGTCATTAGATTAGAAGAAAAAGTAGAAATTTTATATCAAATTTTAATAACGAAAGACAAGTGATGAATGAAACCTGTAGCCAAGAAAGCCACTCCTGCTGCAATTGCTGTTCTGCGCCAAGCGACGGCATTAAGGCCGAAACGCAAGAAAGCCTCAGATGGGCTTCTGCCTTCTGCTGCTCATCTCAAAGCCAGTCCTAACTCAGACCACAACACAGGGTTTGCAGTAGACTTAACTCACGACCCAGCATTTGGAATAGATTGCCGTGAAGTCTTTGAAAAACTAAAAGATGACAAGCGTGTTAAGTATCTGATTTTCAAAGGAAAGATTTGGTCAGAAGAACAAGGCGAAAGAAACTATACTGGCTCTAATAAGCACGAAAAGCATTTGCATATCTCAATTGAGGATAACAAAGGAAACGACACTTCCCCTTGGTTTCCTTGGCTAGATAAGCCTGTGTTCAAGACTGCCGATGCAGCACGTTTAGCAGCGTCACGTCTCAAGCCACTACCTAAGAAGAAAGAGAACAAATGAAAAACCTATTTACTCTCAGCGAAAAGGACATCGCAGCAGCGAAGTCTTATCTCCGTGCTCTATTGGCAGCAGGAATTACTATGGGCATCGCCCTATTGACAGACCTACGCCCTGAGTATGCTGTTCTAATCGGTGCTCTAGCCGCTCCTCTGGCCAAATGGGCAGATAAGAACGAAAAAGAATACGGACGAGGCTCAGAATAACCCCTTTTTAAGGGCCTAGAAGCCCCATACAGACAAGAAACCCCCTTACCTTAGTGATTATACTAGGGCGAGGGGGTCTTTTGTTGTTTCTAAAGGTTAATCGTCTTCGTCGAACTCATAGTCTTCTAAGTCTTGCAGTAGAAGTGACATATTCCTATGATGTCGTCTATGACGCCACTCTTCAATTGCTGCTGTAATAATATTAACCGAGAACAAGCCTGCCGATGCTCCAAAAAACACAGCCCAGAATGTATTTGACATAGTACTCCTTAGATATTATAATATATAACATATCATATAAGGCCAAAGGCCTTTATATAATTACTTACATAATTAATTATACTCATAAATCTTAGAATGTCAAATAGTTATAACAAATTGACAGTAACCCAATTGGTACGTTATACTCCAATTATGTCTATCGAACTAGAAGAATATACATTACCTGAGCATATGTCCTATTCGGCATTCTCAACTTACCTAACATGTGGCTACCAATACTACCTCGGACGACTCCTGAACAAGCAGGAGGCACCTTCGGTGTGGTCAGTTGGTGGCTCTGCATTCCACCTTGCGTGTGAAAACTACGATAAGGAAACACTATGAGCGTAGATACATTATGGCAAAAAGCCTGGGATGAATGCAAGGGAGACCAAGACCTAACCAATGCTCGCGTTGGCGGTCGTGCAACCAAGGCTAATCCCAACAAGGAAGACCAGACATTCTGGCAAACCGCAGGCCCAAGATGGGTCGAGGGATACATCGCGTGGAGAGAAGCAAATCCTGACTGGAAGATTTGGCGAGCGCCAGATGGTAATCCAGGCATCGAACTTGCCCTAACTCCAGTAGTCGCTGGTGTTCCAGTAAAAATGATTATTGACCGTGTGTTTGAGGTCAATGAGCAGTTGGTTATCTGCGACCTTAAAACGTCTCAGCAGACTCCGTCTAGTAGTCTCCAACTTGGCTTCTATAAACTCGGGATAGAACAGACCTTCGGGGTAGAAGTTAAGTGGGGAAACTATTATATGGCACGTGGTAACTCCACGTCAGAGATGGTAGACCTGTCAGAATACACTTATGACAAGATGGAATACCTGATAAAACAATTTGACACAGCACGTAAGACTGGTATATTCTTACCCAACACAAACAACTGTCAGTACATGTGCGGGTTAACCGAATACTGTCAGTTCTCAACTAAGAAGGATAAATAAATGGCCGAAGACTGGAAGTTACAAGTCAACTATAAGTTGGCAACAGGCGACCTTATCAACATCCGCGCTAACAGCGCAGACGAACTAAGTGTTCTGCTTGAGGGTATTGGCGATTACGCTACCCAAATTCATGCAACTCAGAAACTATTGTCACAGGCGGCTACCTTAGCCCCCCTGTCGACCACCGCTTCCACTACAAGCACAACGCCTCCGCCTTACTCAACTCCGCCCCAGGCTCAGGCTCCATCAGGTATGGCAGCGGCTCCAGTACAGGGTGGACCAACGTGTCAGCACGGCCCTCGGAAGTACAAATCGGGAATCTCCAGCAAGACGGGGAATCCATACGCGATGTGGGTCTGTCCGATGCCTCAGGGCGCGGACCAATGCAAGCCAGTCAACTAACACAAGAACTATTTCCATTTTAACTAACTAGAAAGGGAGACCGATGCGTACTCTAGTACGTTCAGTAGGACGAGCATCTATCGGTGGGGAACCCCTTCCTAGTTGTTTTAAGGCATTTGAAACGAACAAGATTATCATTCGTCGTTCAGAAGTTTCTATGTTTGCGGGTGCTCCAGGAGCAGGTAAATCAACGCTTGCTCTAGCACTCGCACTCAAGACCAACGTGCCAACATTGTACATATCTGCGGATACCAATGCACACACAATGGCTATGCGTTTAGCATCTATGATTTCGGGGAAGAGTCAGTCGGATGTTGAACAGAAACTTAATACTGATGTTGGTTGGACAAAGGCAGTCCTCCAAAAGGGAAGTCATATAGTCTGGTCGTTTGAATCATCGCCTACATTGGAAGATATTGTAGAAGAAGTACAAGCATTTGAAGAACTTTGGGGATGCTCCCCATCAATGATTGTACTTGATAACCTTATGGACGTAGCCACAGATGGTGGCGAAGAGTTCGCATCTATGCGAGCGATAATGAAGGAGTTAAAATATCTTGCGAGAGCGACCAATGCAGCGATTGTGGTTCTACATCACACTTCGGAAGCAGTTCCTGGCAATCCTTGTCAACCAAGAAGCGCAATCCAGGGAAAAGTTTCCCAGTTACCTGCGCTTATATGTACGCTCGGCACGGTTGGCACATCGATGGGCGTGGCATCAGTCAAGAATCGCTACGGAAGAGCCGACCAAAACGGAACACTCATGACTTGGTTAGCATTTAATCCTGAGTATATGTATGTAGAAGATATTCCAGAGAACGCATGACAACTAGAAAATCCCACAAGGCTAGAGGAGCAACCTTTGAATCCGATATTAGAGATTGGTTTCGTAATCATGGCTTCGACGCTGAGCGTCTTGCTAGGGCAGGCGCTAGGGACGAAGGTGACGTCGTGGTCAAAACGGACTTCCTCGGGAGTATCGGCATCATCGAGTGTAAGGCGCCAGGCGCAAACGGTAAGATTACTCTCTCGGGTTGGACAGCGGAAGCGCAAGTAGAAGCAGACCATTATGCAGAGGCTCGCAACATAGACAGAAATGCTATTATGCCAGCAGTTATTATTAAAGCAAGAGGTAAGAGCATCGACGATGCCTACCTAGTACTAAGATTAGGGGATGTATTCGGTGATGACTGATGACCTGCCAGATATTGTAGCGGTGTTACGCCACTATGGCGCTAACCTTAACCGCACTACTGGCCAAGTCAACGTCAAGTGTCCGTTCCATAATGACTCCCACGCAAGTGCGAGTTTCAATACAAGAGAAAACATTTTTAATTGCTTCGCGTGTGGTATGCAAGGCAATAGCATTCAAATAATTGCTAAACAAGAGAGGTGCGATATACGTGAAGCAAAGTCAATCGCAGAAGGAATTACTGGGCAGAGCAACGAGCAAGTACGCGGAGAATATACATCTGGCGGAAGATTACCTCGCAAGTCGGGGAATAACGCGAGAGGTGGCTCGGGCTTGTCGATTAGGCGTAGTCTCGGAACCTGATGTCGGACACGAAGCGTTCCAAAATCGTCTCTCGATTCCTTACATTACTAAAACTGGTGTTGTTGACCTACGTTTTAGGTCGCTTAATCCAGCGGTGGAACCGAAGTATATGGGAATGACAGGCGCTGAAACAAAGATGTACAATGTCCTAGACATTGAACGTGCAGGAGATTGGATTGCGGTATGCGAAGGTGAACTCGATACAGTTACTCTTAGTAAGTGCGTTGGCATCCCTTGCATTGGAGTTCCTGGTGCAAACTCGTGGAAGAAGCACTACACTAGACTCTTGGCAGACTTTGAGCGAGTGTTTGTGTTCGCTGACGGCGACCAACCAGGAAAAGAATTCGCCACTAGTCTTGCCAGAGAACTTCCAGTTACAATTGTTACGATGCCAGACGGAGAAGATGTTAATTCTGTCTATGTCAAGTACGGCGCCGATGCGGTTAGAGAAAAGATGGGGCTGGGATTAGATGATGAATGAGATACCTAATTGTCCTGAATGCGGACAGCCATTTGATAATATATTTGAGGCAACAGACCATCTTCTTGAAGATGATGAGCCAGAGTTTAACCCAGAGTTACTGCTACCCAATGGGTTCAGTTTGATGATTGGTTCTTTACTCCGTACGATTTACAAGAGTGCTCAGAACCCTGACAAGGTTGAGGACATAGTCCAAGATACATACGCAACACTATACGCTGCGCAACACGACCCTACTCATATGAAAGGCTTTATAGAAGACCTTATCATACGAGAACAGATGTATGATATCGATGAAGAACTGGTCGAACTATTAGATAAGAAACCAAACAATGACAACGAAAGCGGAGCGTGAAGAGATATGGCAGATTATAACCCCACTGGTAGAACAAGGGTACACGG